TATATATATATATATATATATATAAAACATACATATTACATTTACATTATAATGAGTGTTCCTACTAATAATAATAATAATAATAATAATAATAATAGTATTATACAAAATTTAAAGGATAAAATAGAAAATTTAGATAAATATCATCAAATTGAAATATTAAGAATATTTAAAATGTATTCAGAAACTATTAAAACAGATGAAAATAAAAATGGCACGTTTATTAACTTATCAAATATACCCGATAATCTTATAGATAAACTCGAATCTTATTTACAATATGTAAATAAACAAGAAGAAAAAATTAATGAAATTGAAGAACAAAAAGATGAATTTAAACAATTAATTAATAATTAATTTTTAATTATTTTTTATTATTTTTTATTTAAATAATAATATTAACTTTAGTAATATTGTTATTTATAATATTATAATAGTATATATATATATACAATTATGGAAATAAATATATTAGGTTATTCAACACGAGTTGAATTTATTTTATTAAGTATGATACTTGGCGCTATTATTGGAATTAAAATATTTTGTTCTTGCGTATCAGTGCCAAAAATGATAGAATCGTTTGTTAGTTGCGCTGATATTAAATATACTATGGGACAAGATGTAGATAATAGTTTAAAAAAAAGTGTTAACCAACCTGTTTCTTCTAATGTTATTTGCGAGCGCCCTCGTAAAATGTATCACAATAAATCTAACCCGAATAGTATCACAAACACTCCATCAATCACACAAGACTTTAATAATGCATTAAAGTAAATAAGTCTAAAATATATTGAGTTTAAAATATATTGAGTTTAAAATATATTAAAATACTTTTCTCTTAAACTTTCAACGGTTTGATCGGGTATCCATGTATTCATAAAATAATTAATTTTATTATTTTGAGATTGATTATTAGACGCCAATAACAATTCAATAATTAAATACAATGAATACATTCCGCATTCAGTATCGCCTTGTTGGTGTGATCGTTTGTTTTCATAATACATTAAATCATCCATCCCCAAATCATTTTTTGCTTCTTTCAATATTCGTTTATAAAATTTTTTTATTTCGGGTGGTGGAGCAATACCATTGCTATCAAAAAATAATATATAATTATTATTGGTTTCTATATTAATAAATAATGAAATCCAATGTGACCCGTTTTTATAATGAGGATCTGTATTAAAAATAATACCTATTTTTTTTTTTCCTTTTTCTAAATGTTTTTTTAAAGAAAAATTACACAATTCATCCCATACACAAATAGATTCATCATCATTGTTTATAACTGTATCAAAATCTATCGGCGATGGTCCTATAAAATTAAAAGAAGGATATTTATATTCATATTGTTTCATTACTTTACTAATATCAACACTTGATAACCATTCGTTTGGATTTTTTAACCATGTTTTTGGCGCTTTAGGTGCAAAGGTATAATGTAATAATTCATTATTAATATTATTTTCCATAAATTCTTGTCTTAACCAGCAAGCTTCATTATTACATGCATTTTGCATATTATTTTTTAAGGTGGCCCATATCTCTTTAACATTATTTGAATTAATTTTTTCATCAGGATGACGTTTGTTCCATTTTTCTTTTATTTTAATTAATTCATTGCTTTTATAACATGTAAAATTCTCATTCTCATTCTCATTTCGTGATGGCGAGCAATTTAATTTTTTAAAATCTTCTTTGTTTGTTTTTTTTAATTTCATATAGTATAAATAGTATAAATATTATAAGTATGAATGTATAAAAAAATGTTTATTATATTATAATCATATATAAATTTAATATAATAAATAAAATAAATAAAATAAATATAATAAATAAAATAAATATAATAAATAAAATAAATAAATTTAATATAATAAATAAGCATATTGTTGTTTTTTGAGTTATTATTCGTTTTTGGTTTTATTCATATTTTTAGACGACTTTGAGGGTTTAACCGGTTTATGTTTAGTTGCTTTGGGCGTTTCATTCATGCTAATAATAGCATCCGCTTTATTTGAACGATATACTAAATACTCTTTCCTAAGATGTGCCAATTCATTTAACCATAACGTAGATTCACTTGTCGATTGTAATTTTTTTAAATTGTCTAATTGTGATTCTTTTTCTTTAATAATTTTTTCAACATTTTCTTCACTAACACTATCCATCGGTAACCGTACTAAATATTTAAAATCATTATCATTATTAATTATATCATATTTTTGTTCCTTTAATAGTTCAGAAATAACTGCTGTTTTTTTTCGTCTTAAATCAAGTGTGTTGTCTAAAATGGCGGTAATAAAGCGTGCTTTATTTGTTAATATAAGTGTTTCTTTCTTTAATTCTTCAATTTGGTAGGCTTTGCGTTTTACATAATAGGTATATCGCACTTTAATAAAATCATTTATTAAATCATAAATAGTTGAATATTTTACTAATTTTTCTTGTTCATTAAATACGTGCATATTGGTATTTGTTTTAGTCGTGTACAATTTCAATAATTTTTCCAATCCGTTGCATCCAAATTCAGTTTCTTTACTTACCAATTCTTGAATAATACCCGCTGAAGTAAAGGTAACAGTAATATTAACCATTAAATCGGTGCTCATGTCTATATAATCTTTGACAATTGAACCACTTTGGCTTTGGGTTTTTTTATTTTTAGTCGGTGTATCGCTTTTAGTTGTATCGCTTTTTTTTCCGGTTTCATCTCCTTCAATGAGTTCTTCAATAAATTGTTTATAATCATCAGTCCATGTTCCGATCGGCAATTCAGTAATTTTTACTTGTTTATCATTTATAATTTCATATTTCCCTTTAATTAGGTATTTTGTATCGGATAATACTTTAATATCACCTTTAAATCCTTCATAATAAGGAAGGATAGCTATATCATTATTTACTTTTTTGTCATTTGTAATAGACGCATTTGTAATAGACGCATTTGTAATAGACGCAGATAAATAATCAATAATATTTAATGGGTCATAGCATATAATATCAGTACTGAATCCAGTGCCAATACCTTTACTTCCATTTACTAAAATCATTGGAATAATTGGTGCATAATGTGTGGGTTCTACTTGCGTTCCGTCATCATTTAAATAGGCAAGCACATTATCGTCGGCCTCAGGAAAGATGATTCGGGCTAATTTCGTTAATCGGGTAAATATATATCTTTCAGAGGCAGAATCAGAACCACCTTGTAATCGTGTTCCAAATTGACCACGAGGGTCTAATAAATTAATATTATTTGAACCAACAAAATTTTGGGCCATGCCTATAATCGCGCCGTGTAAACTTTGTTCACCATGATGATAACAACTAATTTCAGACGCAGAACCACTTAATTGTGCTACTTTAATTTCATCCGTAATTCGGCGCTTAAAGCAAGTAAATAAAATTTTCCGCAAACTTGTTTTTAACCCATCAATCATATTAGGAATTGAACGATCGCAATCATATTTTGAAAAATGAATCATTTCTTCTTTCACAAATTTTTCATAAGTAACCAGCTCTTTGTTCGTATCCAAATATACCTTCGCATCATAATTAATTAACCAATCTTTTCTATCATTGGATCGTTTTTTATTAAACACCATATCAATTGAATCCCGACATTCGTCACCTGAACTGGTAAAACTTACCATTTTTTTATTTGCAAAATATTCTTTAAACTCTTTACCTGTGCTTGTACCCAGTCCCTTATAATATTTAATTTTCCAGTTTTTGATATTTAAATGCTCATCGTCTTTCCATTTATTATACTCACCGTCATTATAGAAAAGCAATTCTTGGTTTCCTTTACGCGCTTTAATAATAGGCGTATTCATAAAGCCAATAAATCCAGGAATATTTAAAAGCGACTCCCATTCAGAATCAAACATATTAATACCCAACCCTTTAATATGACTTCCATCTAAATCTTGATCGGTCATAAATATCACTTTGCCGTAACGAAGTTGCTTCATTGCTGTTTCTAATGTATATTTTTTTCCAATTTCTAATCCAATAATTTTAACCATTTCATGGATTTCTTTATTTTCCATGATACGTTTTTTCGTCTCTCCGCGCGTATTTAATAACTTTCCACGCATGGGATAAACACCAATGGTATTACGATCTTCAGCACTTAAACCTGAAACAATACCGGCTTTGGCAGAATCACCCTCGCAAAGAATAAGAGTACATTCATTACTACGTGCGGTTCCAGCATAATTTGCACTAACGTATTTTGGAATACCTCTTACATTTTTAGTCTTTGAACCGTCTTTTTCTTTTACTTTTTTTATTTCTTTTACTTCGGTTAATTTACAAGCAGCCTCCATTACCCCCATTTTTGCAATTTTTTCAATAAATTTATCACTGACTTCACAAGAAGATCCGAAATTAGATATAGATGTGTTCATGTAATCCTTTGTTTGACTATCAAACGTGGGATTTTCAATATCACATCTTACAAACAACATTAATTGCTCTTTAATTGTATTTGGTTTTACATCAATCTTTTTTTTATTCTTAATATAAGCAACAATTTTACGAACAATTTGATTTAAAATATAATCTACATGTTTACCACCTTTAACCGTATAAATACCATTTACAAATGATACTTGTGTAAATTCTTCTTTGGTTGCCAAACACACTACATACTCCCAACGTTCGTTGGCTTCTTCATACACACGTGTAGTCTCAGTCTTACTCCCAATATATAAATCAACATAATGTTGAAAACTTTTAATAGGCACAAGTGTCCCATTGTAATTAACTTTAATATTTTTATTCGTAATTGCAGCAATATCGTATACTCGTCGTTTAAATAGATTAATCATATCTGCAGTTAGTCCGTTAATTTTTAATCGCGCATAATCAGGTTTAAATGTGACCTTAGTGTAGGGCTTTTTATTACATTTTTCAATAATAGGTGGTTTAATTATATCTAAATTATTTTCAAATTCTTGTGTATATTTTAACCCGCGTATATGGTCAACTGTTTCAATCTTTCCATAAGAAGACCAAATTAAAACTAATTTAAATCCAAAACCATTCTTTCCGCCAACAATCTTTTTTTGTGTTTTATCATAATTTGTCGATGTTCGTAGATGACCAAAAATTAATTCAGGAATCCAAATATTTTCTTCAGGATGTTTAGCAATATCAATACCATTTCCATCGTTTATCATAGTAATTGTTCCATCTTCGGAAATCGCAATATCAATATAAGTAACTGGAAATATAGTTGCTTGTTTACTCTTTTTATCCTTTTCTTTCTTCTTTTCTTTATCCTCTTCTTTATCCTGTTCTTTATTGTTCAAAATATGCTGTGACATGCGTATACTATGATCACGGCAATTAACAATACCTTCATCAAACAATTTATACAACCCAGGTATAATTGTAATTTCTTTAGCCGTGATTGAATTTAATTCATTATTATCAGTATTAGGATTAGTTTCATCTGTAGCCGAGTTTGCTGATGTTACATAAGTATCGTAATCAGTAAGTTCCATTGAACCAGTATATGTATCTGGGTTATCCAAAACATGCTGTTTATCTGTTTTTTTTTGATACTTTTTAGATAAAAGTATATTCGTTTCATTTGTGTCGGTCGATGATATATTACTTTTAGATGTTGCCATGTTTAGAAGAATAAAGAATAAAAGAATAAAAGAATAAAAGAATAAAAGAATAGAAGAATATTTATAAATAAAATATATATGTTATATTTATTTCAATTTTGTTTATATTAATTTTATATAAGTTTATATATTAATAAAATTAATTACAGTAATAATTAAAATTACAAATGTTTTTATTTTCTTTTATTATATTATAAAATGATGAATAACACTAAACAATCCGATGGAAAATACCATATTCAGGGTAAAACTTTTGACGAATTAATTGGCTCCCGTGCTAAAGTATATCACGGCACCGCGTATAAAACTACAGGTGGTCTCCGTAAATGCGATTTACTTCAAAATAAGAATGGTCGCTTTGTTTCTTTAAAGAAACATAAAACTGCTAAGAAAGAAAACCGTTTAGTAAAGGCTGGTTATGTAACCCAAAAGGGTAAATTTGGATCGGTTAAGAAATCTGGCGTTGCCAAGAAATCCAGCTCCAAGAAAAGATCGGCTAAGAAATCAAGATCCAAGAAGAACCGATCCCAAAAACGAAAGTAAATTTTATTTGTAAATTTTATTTATAAATTTAAATTTATTATCCAATAATTAAGTTCTCTCTATCAAATAAAAATAATCTATTATTACTACTATTTTTATTTTACTATTTTTATTTTACTATTTTTATTTTACTATTTTTATTTTACTATTTATTATTCATATAATTATGGAATAATACATCACTTGCTTTATTTTCTATATCTCCTGAAAGAATTGATTGTTCATATAATTGCCTTAATACATCATTTGGTGCCGAACTTCCAACTTTTAATAAATTCTTATTTCTTAAATAATTTTTTACTTCATTGATTGGTTTTTGTTTTAATAAACTATATTCATGTTGAATACGTTTTCGTGTTTTTGAATTTTTAATTAAAATTCCAATTTTTTTTTTATTATCATTTTTTCCTAATTTATATTTAAGTGTTCGTGTTGTAATAGTACGCTTTTTATGGGATGATTGCTTAGGTTTTTGAAGAGATAATTTAGGTGTTGATATCTTATTATCATTTTTATTATCATTTTTATTACCAATTAATTCTTTTTTTAATGATGCTAATGCCTCTCTGCGTTGCATAATTATGTTAGCATTATTTATGTTAGCATTATTTATGTTAGCATTATTCGTTTCATTCTCATTTACATTAGTCGTTTCTTTATCATCATTAAGAATAATTAATGGTTTTTTTAAAGAAGAACTATTAGGTTCATTATGATATTTTTTTTGGGTTTGATTGTGCTTCCATTCACGAAATGTGGGTTTTGATCCATTTCTTAAATTACTATACGGTTGTTGAAAAGAGGTTGATTGTATGGGAGTGGATATTACTGTATTCATTTGATTAGGTGTTGACTTGGTGGAAGGTGTATTTTTTAAGATTGGATTATCATTTGATATACTAACGGATTGGTATTTTGGATTATCATTTGATATACTAACGGATTGGTGTTTAGTATTAGTATTAGTATTAGTATTGGCATTGGCATCATCATAATCATATGGATTAAATAATAATTTTTCGGGTAATTCGGTTGCAATTTCATATTGAATTTCATTTTCTATTTTTCCCTGCTTAAGTGTAGTATTTTTATTTTTATTTTGTTTATTCGCTCTATTTTTATCCTTTTCTTTCTTGTGTTTTTTTGAAAGGGACTGTAAAAAATCAAGTGATTTATTAAATTCAATATTAAATTCTTTTTTTTGTTTTTCAATATTAAATGTATCATCATCTAAATTATTAGATGAATCATCAGCATCATCATTGTCTAAATTATTAGAAGGCTCATTATTTAAATTTTTTTTTATTTTATTATTTTTTATTGTTTTATTTTTATAAGAATTTATTTTTTCATACATTTTTTTTTTAATAATAGAAGGAGATATAGTATCATTACCACCATTACCACCATTACCACCATTACCATCATTAGTTGATGTAGTTATCGTAGGTTTTTCTTTTTTATAAAGTTTTTTTGTTTTATTTAATTTTAAAAACACAGGGTTAAGTTTTATTGTTTTTTTTGGATTTAATGTTGAGTCCAATGAATTATTGTTGTTTGCCATTTTTATTAATATAAATATTTATTATTTATATACAATATAATACATATTGTATATAAATAATAAATATCGTTCCAATAAATTTAATTTATTGGAAAAAATATAAATATAAAGATAAATTGAAATATAATATAGCGATTAAAGGTATATTATAATTCAATTTATTTATATCTAAATATGTCAAACATTAATACTAAACAAAATCCAATTAAAATTATAAATGAAAATGTTGATAATGATCAAAGGAGTGTTAAGGATGATGATATTAATATAAATAAATACGGAGAGGAACCATGGGCAATGATTAATTCATATTTTAGTGGCAAACATTTAAAACAATTAGTGAAGCACCAAATTGAATCATATAATGATTTTATTAATTATCAAATTCAAAGAACAATTTCAATGTTTAATCCGGTTCATATCAAGTCAGACCAAGATTATGATCAGGAATTTAAAAAATATAAATTAGAAATATTTATAACCTTTGAAAATTTTAATATTTATCGCCCCCAAATCCATGAAAATAATGGTGCTACTAAATTGATGTTTCCCGAAGAAGCAAGAAATCGGAATTTTACTTATGCTGGAAATGCAACAGTAGACATGAATATTAAATATGTAATTAGACGAGGTCCTAAACTTGAATCTGAAGAAATAGTGTATAAATTAATGTCCAAAATAAATATTGGAAAAATTCCAATTATGTTAAAATCCAGTATTTGTATCTTAGAACAATATAAACATATCGCACCTGTTGTAAGCGGCGAATGCCGTATGGATTCGGGTGGATATTTTATTATTAACGGTTCAGAAAAAACGTGTTTAGGTCAAGAACGAGCGGCTGAAAATTCAGTTCAGTGTTTTAATATTTCTAAAAATAATAGTAAATGGGGGTGGTTAGCTGAAATTAAATCAGTTCCGGATTTAAAATGTATTTCGCCAAAACAAATTTCTATGATGACCGAATTAAAAAACAATGGATTTGGTCATAGTATTTATATTCAAATACCAAGAATTAAAATTCCGTTGCCTTTATTTGTAGTATTCAGAGCATTAGGTATTGTTAGTGATGAAGAAATATGTAAAATGATTGTATTAGATATGGACTGTAAATCAAATTGTAATATACTTAAATCATTACAAGCATCGATTGTTGATGCAAATAATTATTTAACACAAGATTCTGCTGTCAAATACATTATAGGAAATGTAATGTATACGCCAATAAATATGGATAAAGAATCAGGCGCACGTAAAAAGCATGATTTTACAATAGACATACTTAATACCGATTTATTTCCTCATTGCAAAACATTGTTACAACGAAAATATTATATGGGATATATGGCTAACCGTTTAATTCGTACAAGTATTGGATTAGAAGAGGTGGATGACCGGGATTCTTATTTAAATAAACGTATTGATACAACGGGAGCCTTATTAAACAACCTTTTTAGAAATTATTTTAACAAAATGGTTAAGGATATGCAAAAGCAAATTATCCGCGAGATAAATACTGGGTCTTGGAAATCAACGAATGATCATGAATCTATTATTAATAGAACAAATTTATGTAAAATTATCAAATCAGCCACGATTGAAAATGGCTTAAAACGTTCATTGGCAACGGGTGATTTCGGGGTTAAGCATTCAACAAATAATAAAGTAGGTGTAGCTCAAGTATTAAACCGTTTGACTTATATTTCAAGTCTTAGCCATTTAAGACGAATTAATACACCTATTGATAAAAGTGGAAAACTTATTCCTCCAAGAAAATTACATCCTACCTCATGGGGCTTTTTATGTCCCGCCGAAACACCTGAAGGAGGAAGCGTGGGCGTTGTAAAAAATCTAAGTTATATGACGCACGTTACTATTCCCTGTAATAGTTCATTAATTTATGAAGTTATTGAACCCCAAATCACCTTGCTTGAAAATTTAACCGAATCAAAAGATTTATTTAATAAAGTTAAAGTGTTTATAAATGGTTCGTGGATTGGAAATGTAGATCAGCCATTTGAATTGTATAAATCCTTAAAAGAAATGAAATATAAAGGCATTATTAATATTTACACATCTATTATATTTGATATACGAAGAAAAGAATTACGTGTATGTAATGACGCAGGACGTTTAATGAGACCTATATTAAAAGTAAATAATAATAAGCTGGTTTTAAATAATACGATTATTAAACAAATCAATAACAAAGAATTAAGTTGGGATGATTTATTAACAAGTTGCCGTATAGACGATTCAGTGATTGAATACATTGATGCAGCTGAACAAAATTTAAGCATGATTGCAATGGAACCTAAATTATTAAAGAGCGATGATTCTAATATCATTCACAAATACACTCATTGTGAGATTCATCCAAGCACTATATTTGGTATTTTGGCCTCTTGTATTCCATTTCCTGAACATAATCAATCGCCGAGAAATACCTATCAATGTGCAATGGGGAAACAAGCAATGGGGATTTATGTAACCAATTATGCAAATCGTATGGACAAAACCGCCTATGTAATGACTTATCCAGGAAGACCTTTGGTCGATACACGTATTATGAATATGATTGGTTTAAACCAAATTCCTTCGGGTTGCCAAATTATTGTCGCTATTATGACTCATAGTGGCTATAATCAAGAAGACAGTATCCTATTTAATAAAGGNTCGNTTGATAGAGGTTTATTCCAGGCAACTATATACCACACCGAAAGGGACGAAGATAAAAAAATTCAAGGCGATGAAGAAATCCGCTGTAAACCGGATCCTACTAAAACAAAGGGAATGAAATTTGCTAATTATGATAAAATAAACTCGCATGGGGTCATTCCTCAAGATACATTAGTAGAAAATAGAGATATTATTATTTCAAAAATCGTGCCAATTAAAGAATCACGCAATGATCATACGAAAACAACCAAATATGAAGACCAAAGTCGTGTATTTAGAACAACCGAAGAAACTTATATTGATAAAAATTATATTGAACGAAATGGCGACGGTTATAATTTTTGTAAAGTAAAATTACGAACTATCCGAAAACCAATTATTGGTGATAAATTTAGTAGTAGACATGGACAAAAAGGAACTATTGGTAATATTATTCCCGAAGAAGATATGCCGTTTACCTCAAGTGGCGTACGTCCAGATATTATTATTAACCCACACGCAATTCCATCTCGTATGACTATTGCACAATTAAAGGAAACTGTCCTGGGTAAAGTATTAATAGAATTAGGATTATTTGGCGATGGAACCAGTTTTGGAAAATTTGATGTAAAAGATATTTGCAAAGAGTTGCAAAATGTTGGGTATGAATCAAATGGAAATGAAATTATGTATAATGGTTTAACCGGCGAACAGATTGAAACTTCAATATTTATTGGACCAGTATTTTATCAAAGATTAAAACATATGGTATCTGATAAACAGCACAGTAGGAGTTTTGGACCGATGGTTAATCTAACACGGCAACCCTTAGAAGGTAGATCTAAGGACGGGGGATTACGATTTGGGGAGATGGAACGTGACTGTATGTGCTCTCATGGTGCTTCTAAATTTACTCGTGATCGTATTTATAAATCATCGGATGCGTATAGTGTAAATGTATGTAAAAAATGCGGAATGATCGCTGTTTATAATAATGAAAAACATATTCATATTTGCAGGACGTGTGATAATCGTACCGATTTTAATTATGTCGAAATTCCATATGCGTGTAAATTAATGTTTCAAGAATTAATTACTATGAATATTGCACCAAGACTTATAACATAATATGATAAATATAATGATAAATATAATGATAAATATAATAACACGCAATAGCAAATAAATATAATTTATATATTTATATATTATTTAATATTTTAGGAATCTTAATATTTTTTTTATATATTATTTTATACTTTTTATAAATAATTTCATTATATATTATTTTATACGAATACTATATAATGAAAACTAAACGCGGAGGAAATTTATCTAATAATAACAATGATTCAATAATGTCAACTTTATCGGGACATGTTTCAACTATAACAAATAAAACGAATGATTTAATTGGAACAGCTGGTGATAAATTAGCTGTTCAAGTTAACAGATTAAGTAAAAAAACATCTGATTTATTATATAAAGCCAGTGACACAACATCCAATTTATTCGATAAAGCCAGTGACACAACATCAAATTTATTCGGTAAGGTTGGTGATACAACATCAAATTTATTAGATAAGGCAGGTGATACAACATCCGGCGAATTAAACAAAGCAAATACGCAATTAACATCCATTATTAATGGAGGATCTAAAAAAAAGCGCAGCACCAAGAAGCGCACCACGAAAAAGCGCAGCACCAAGAAGCGCAGCACCAAGAAGCGCAGCACCAAGAAGCGCAGCACCAAGAAGCGCAGCATGAAAAATCGCAGCATGAAAAAGCGCAACACCAAGAAGCGTATCACAATGAAAAAATAAATTATATATTCATTAATAATTTACACATTTGGACATTTAAAATGCCGATTTTTTTATTAATTTACACTTTGTACTTCATTAATACTAAATTTAATAATGGTCCTCCTGTTGCGAATAAACAAAATATTGATGGTAATCCGCACGCATAGAATAAACTGCTAATGAGAAAACTCATTATAAAATATAACGAATGAATTATAGCCAATTTAGATGAACTTAATAATAAAAAAAAACTTAGTACAATGGGAATTAAATATATAAAGATAGGATA